GCTATAAGTTGGCCGTTAGTCGAACGGGACAAGGCGCGCGGGTCGCCGGCTATCCTGTGTGCTGCTACAATGCCGCCAGCGGTAGTGCTGCACGGCAGGCCGAGCTTACGGCCTATCTCGGGGCCGCTTAAACCTTCAATCCACAACGACAATATAAGATCGTGGTCGTAAACTTTATGGTTTGTTTTTTGTAACGCCGTATAGATACGTTTGGGTTTGGGAGTGGGGACTGGGCTTGAAGCAGCCATACGAATTGGGCTGAATGTTTCTCTGACCAATAGCCGCGTTGGCAGGCCGGTTGCGCGCTTGGCCGTGAACCCATTGGGCCAGTATCCGGTAATCTTAGTGCGGCGAGGCAGTAAGCGTTTAAGTTCTCTGATAGATGCGGCTTCAACGTCGCCTGCAAACCACGTTTTAGTCTTTACATCGAAAGCCGGATGAACTGTTGTCATATTATCTCCTGTGCTTCGGCAGTCTAGTTTACAAAAGTTAAAAAAGCAATTACTAGCTAACCTACGTGGTTCGGTTTCGTCCTGGAGCGCCGCGCATAAGCGTTCCGTGAAGTATGTAGAGCGCGCAAGCGTTCCGTATGCTCCTGTGGGGAAAATGCCGACGCAAGCCAGCGCGGAGGCCACGTTAGGGTTTTAATCCTACTGGGGATAACTATTATCAGGGCTTGATGTTTTGAATGGATGGACGTTTACTACTCGGACACAGGAGGAAGATTAAATGCAACACTCAATCACACACTACCCGCGTATCTATGCCATGCTAAAGCGCGCCCTAGATCAATTCACCGCCGCACAAATCGTGCTCGACGCCATGCGCGGCGAGAAGGTGGCGCACATGTGGATTCGCATGTTCTACAAGAGCAGGCATTAAGCACAGGAGAATAAGATGGCCGACTACTTCGAGGATGTAAATCAATACCAGCTTGGTTACGCGCAGGGCTTTAAAGACGGCGTAGCTTCGCGGTCAAAGACAAAACGTACAAAGAATCAAGATGACAAAACAACTAACCCATACGGTCACCCGTTTCCTCACCATAAGTGTAAAAACGTGTTTTTAACTCCCCGTTTGATCGGTCCGCAAACTTGGTCGCCTCGCGGTATACCAAATAACGACATTCGCAATCATGCTTATCCGGTTGACACCCACAGCCACCTGTGCTAGATAATGGGCATGAAAAACAAACCCAAATGCATTGACCTTTTCTGCGGCGCGGGCGGCGCTGCAATGGGCCTTCACAACGCCGGCTTCCAAGTAATAGGGGTGGATATTAACCCCCAACCGCACTTTCCCTTCGTTTTTCATTGCGCCGACGCAATGACATTTCCCTTGAAGGGGTTCGATTTTGCTTGGGCTTCGCCGCCCTGCCAAAAGCACAGCCGTTTGAACGGCATTAACCAAAAAGAATATCTCGATTTTATTGCTCCCATAAGGGATCGGTTGATCGATGCTGGCATCCCGTTTGTGCTGGAAAATGTGGTCGGCGCTCCCTTGGTTAACCCGACAATTTTGTGCGGAAGCATGTTTAAGCTTGGAGTCTGGCGGCACCGGCTTTTTGAGCCGCACGGATTCACGCTTGTTGCCCCCTCCTGCAATCACGCCGCCGTGCCACTGCCTCTCGACGTAACCGGCACAGGTGGACCCTGTAACACGCGCAAAACTGGCGGGGGTGGCCTTCACCGCAAGCCTAAGAATATGGCCCAAGCTTCTAAAGCAATGGGTATTGATTGGATGACCCGAAAGGAAATTGTTCAATCTATTCCGCCCGCTTATGCCGAATTTATCGGCAAAAGTTTCCGTAAACAGAGCGGGATTTAGGCCATGAACGTCACTCACGACATTCACCAGTGGCCCGACTTGGCTTTCCCTAAGTCGCTCCCACAATTCCAGAAACTCTTTCCGAACGACGCGGCTTGTGCTGCCTATCTGGAAAAGGCCCGTTGGCACGGCGGCTTTCAATGCCCGCATTGTAAAGCCCGTGGCGAGCCGTTCCGCTTTGCCGCGCGGCCCGGCGTGCTTCGCTGCAAGGCGTGCCGCAAAGACGTGGCCCTTACGGCTGGCACGGTCATGGCGCGCACCCATACGCCGCTCACGACTTGGTTTTGGGGCGCTTATCTCGTTTCCAGCATGACGCCCGGAATGTCTGCCGTTCAATTTCAGCGCCAGCTTGGCTTGACCCGTTATGAGACGGCCTTCGGCATCCTGCACAAGCTTCGCGCCGGAATGGTGCGCCAAGGCCGCGACCGTATCGGCGGCAACATTTCGAGCCGCGACCATATCGAGATTGACGAAACCTACATCGGCGGCGTGACGCGCGGCGAAGGCAAAGGCCCCCATGCCGACGACAAGACGCTTGTGGTCGCCGCCGTCGAGGTCCGCACGCGACCGCCCAAGAAGGGCGACAAGCCGCAACGGCGTGGCGGGCGCTACGCTGGCCGTCTCAGGTTGGAAATAGTCCCTGATCGCACGGCCAAGTCGCTGTGCGGCTTTGTAGAGGCTGCGGTTGACCCTACGGCCAACATGGTCGTTACCGATGCTTGGGGCGGCTACAATTCGCTTGTTGATCGCGGCTACGCGCACATGCCGGTTGTCGAGAGCAACAAGCCCGAGGTCGCGGAAGAATACCTGCCTATCGTCCACTTGGTTTTCAGCAACCTTAAAGCTTGGCTGCAAGGCACACACCACGGGCGCGTTGAGCCTAAGCACCTGCAAAGCTACCTCAACGAGTTCACGTTCCGATTTAACCGGCGCTTCTATCCGTTCAACGCCTTCCGCTCGCTCTTGGGTATCGGCACGAACGGCGAAGGGCCGACCTACGCCGACCTTTATTCTGGCGACTGGAAGCATCATACCTTGGCTAGTCGTCATGGGTGAAAACCGGATAAGCATGTTCGCAATTACTCTATAAGTGGCAAGGTGCCGTCTTGATCCGTACAGCCCTAGAAATAGCGCGCGAGCTGGTAGCCCTCGCTTTGTTCGTTGCCATCGTCGCTATGGTAGCCGCCCTTTGGATCGGGCTTGATAACGGAATTATTAGATGACCCCAGCCCACCAACAACTACTAGACGACGGCCTTCCCGCTGCCTTCATAATGTCCAAGGCGGAACGCCACGCCCTCTGGGAAGCTAGACCGCCGCGTAACGCTGGCAAGTTTATTGACCCTAGGATAGAGCGGGATCGGCAACTCAGAGAACAGATAAAACAAGAGACCACAAAGAAAAGAATCCAAGCTCTCCGGCAATCAAAGGGCTTGATTGATGCTCCCGAACAAACTACAAACTCCAACCACACACAGGAGAGTCCAGTGCCAAAGTACACAATCAAACCGCTAGACGCACACGGTCACCCGGTTATGCGCGCTATCACTTCGATCAATGACGATTCGGACGAAGCTGCAATTGAAGCTAAAGTGCTGGCCGCCGTAGAGCGCGGCGGGAGCAAAGTGGCCAACGTCCTTCTAATCAATACGCTAGGACAGGTTGTGCTGGCGTGGTCGATAGTAGAGGGCGTTGCTGGGCCTTGCGACACGGGACCGTTTCAGCCTGCCGAGCAGCCTAAAGACGGGATTTACAAAGACTTGCGCAATGAAGAACCACAAGCCTCCACCGACGGCGAGCCGGTTGAGGCTGCTGCTGTTAAATCAGACGACGAAACAAAGGAGAGTGAAGTGAGCAAGAAGGTTAAGAAGGGGAAGGCTAAGAGGATCAAGAAGGCCCAAGATAACGGCGGATTGCGTGCTGGATCAAAACTTGAACGTGTTGCTAATCTACTCAAACGCAAATCGGGCTGCACGGCAGCGGAGTGTTTGAAGGCGGTCGGCTGGAACGCAATCTCGATGCCGTATATGGCAAAGGCCGCCGGACTTAAACTCAAAAAAGAAAAAGTCGCCGGTAAAACAACGCGATATTATGCTCAGTGATGTTATCTTGGCTCCCGTACTATAAGATTTTTCCCGCCACTCTTATTATTTTAGATACGGTGGCCGCTATTATTTATGCGTTCTCTCTTGATTGGCGTCGTTCGGTTTATTGGCTTGCCGCCGCAGTCCTGACTACATGCGTGACTTTTTAGGATAAGGCCAATGAACAAACAATACTCAGACTTCCTTCTCAAGAAGTCTCTTGCAACAGATACCGTTGGGATCAAAAATCCACCGGCTCTAGCCGAGCATCTTTTTTCGTTTCAACGCGCCAGCGTTGAATTTAATTTGCGCGTAGGGCGTTCCGGCCTTTTCCTTGATACCGGACTGGGCAAAACGGAATGCCAGTTAGAGTGGTGCCAAAAAGCAATCGAGGCCACCAATTCCAAAGCCGTTATTTTCACGCCGCTGGCCGTGGCAGCTCAAACAAAACGCCGTGCCGAACGATGGGGCTACGACGCACAGATCATCCGAGAACAAGCCGACGCAAAGCCTGGAATAAATATCTGTAATTACGAACGGCTGGACCACCTTGACCCGTCGCAATTTGGCATTGTGTCGTTGGACGAGGCGTCGATCCTCAAGTCGTTTACTGGCAAAACCACTAAGGCGCTGGTTGACTCGTTTCAAGGTTGCCGTTTCAAGATGGCGGCTACTGCAACGCCGGCCCCGAATGATCACATGGAGCTTGGCAACTACGCAGAATTTCTTGAATTGATGCACGCTAATGAAATGCTGTCACGGTTTTTTATTAACGATACGTCCACCGCATCTCAACACTGGCGTTTGAAGGGCTACGCCGAAAACGCATTTTGGGACTGGATGACCTCGTTTGCTCGTATGGCAGAAAAGCCGTCCGATATAACCGGCGACGAAAAAGACGATACTCCGTTTATCTTGCCGCCAATTAACATTGTGCGCCATCGAGCGCGCGACCCGGAAACTGAAAACGAATTCGATAATATATTCGGGGACGCGGCCATGTCCGCCACGTCATTGCATGACGTGAAGCGCAAGACAGTTTTAGAACGCGCTGAAAAGACCGGAGAGATTGTCAGTAAAGAACCAAAACAATCATGGCTGATCTGGTGCGATACCAACTATGAATCAGAGGCTTTGAAAGCCGCTATCCCCCAAGCGACCGAAGTCCGTGGTTCGATGACCACCGACGAAAAGGAAGATCGACTACTGGCGTTTGAAAACGGCCAAATCAAATATCTTATTACCAAGCCGTCATTGACAGGGTTTGGCATGGATTGGTCGCACTGCTCCAATATGGCATTTGTTGGTAGAAACTATTCTTACGAGACGTGGTATCAGGCTATCCGACGATGCTGGCGCTTTGGACAAAAAAATACCGTGAACGTCCACCTAGTCGTTGCAGAAGGTGAAACGACTATCGGCAACGTTATCGATCAAAAGGCCGACCAGCACAGTCACATGAAAGACAAGATGCGCGAGGCCATGCGCCGCGCGGTAGGATTAGCCGAAATAACCAAAATACCTTACATGCCAAAACACAAAACGGGGTTAGCGTCATGGATAAAATCCGCTGTCTAAACGAGTGTTCTGGGGAAGAGTTTCAGGCGTTTCAAGGCGACTGCGTTGACGTTATTAGTCAACTGCCTGAAAATTCCATAGACTTTTCAGTCTACAGTCCTCCTTTTGGGTCGCTGTTCGTCTATTCTGAATCTGCCGCCGACATGGGCAATTCCACTGACGAGGAGTTTGCCAGGCACTACTCATTTCTCGTAAAGGAAAAATTCCGCGTCACAAAACCCGGACGTTTGACTGCCGTACATTGTTCTGACTTGCCTATGACTAGGTGGCGCGATGGCGCAATCGGCATCAAGGACTTTTCAGGCCAGATCATCAAAATTCATGAAGATGCCGGTTTTGTATTACACGGACGGCGTACAATCTGGAAAAGCCCAGTAACAGAAATGACGCGAACTAAACACGTCGGCTTACTGTACAAGCAGTTGAAAAAAGATAGTTCAAAATCCAGGGGCGGAATGCCCGACTATCTCCTGACGTTTATTAAGCCGGGAGAAAACGCCGTCCACATAGAACACACTCCAGACAATTTTCCGCTCGAACAGTGGCAGGAGTGGGCATCTCCGGTCTGGATGACCATTAACCAGTCCAACGTGCTTAATGTTCGCATGGCTAAGACCATGAATGACGAGCGCCATCTTTGCCCGCTACAGCTTGATGTGATCGAGCGTGCTGTTGTGCTATGGAGCAATGAAGGTGACGTTGTTTTGTCGCCGTTCATGGGCATTGGGTCGGAAGGTGTTGTTAGCCTCGGGCTTGATAGAAAATTCATTGGCGTGGAATTGAAAGAGAGTTATTGGAAACAAGCCTGCTTGTACCTCAATTCTGAAGATAAGAAAATTAAGTTATTCGCCTAAACAAATTTGCCTAACCACACAGGAGACAATCATGAAAAATACTCTAGCTTGGCTCAACGCCGCACTAGCTGCCAAGGACGTTGGCGCCGCTATGACGCACTACCGCGTTGCTGGCGGTTTTATTTCAGCCACTGACGGCAACCTAACGGCGTCTCACCCTTGGCGCTTTGGCACCGACGAGTTTTTAGTTCCTGGCGCGGAGTTCGAAAAGATACTCAAACGCATGAGCGGCGAGCCGTCGATCTCGGTTGGAAAAGACACCATTAAGATCAAGAGCGGCAAA